AGAGGATATGAACAAAATTACACGGTCAATCAATAATAGACTAATTACTATTGCTGGTGGCGTAATAGGCGTACTATCTACCGCTTTACTAGCACTTATTATTAAAGTACTCGCATAGACAAAGTGAAACGTCAAGCCGCTAAAAAACTTAAACAGTTTACTGATAAACACCTCCCTGAACTCTTAACTAAGAATCCTACCCTACTTTGGTCATCAGGTAGAGATAGCCTCATGGTAGGGCAGTTAGAAGTTAAGAAAGACCAAAATGGGTATATGATAACACTGCCTGGCGGCACTCGCCATCGTTTTTACAAACAAAAACATGCAGTCTGTTACGCAAGTTATTACCAACTAAGTAACATGGATCGTTGCAACAGTATTGCTATATTAGACCATAAACTAGAAAACTACTCACATGACGTTGAGCATTATAAACAGAGACTAACAAAGTATTACAAAGAAGATGATAAAGATAAGTTCTTTTTGTACTATGCTAGGTACACTCAGGCACTCCCACATAAACAACGCACAGAACAAGAATGTAAGAAAACAATCTTTCTGGCTAAATACAATTAAATTTAGGAATTCTTAAAATGCAACTTAACGACTTAAAGAAAAAGAACACAACAAAAGTTATGGAAAGCAGATTTGGCTTTGCTGTCAACTTTAACAAGATGACAGTTCAAAAGGCTGAAGGCTTACTAGAAACTATTGAATCTGGATTAACAAAAATCCGTAACAGTAGTTCTTTCCACACTGCTGAAAAGAACCCACGTTACATGGAATTATTAATGGTTAAAGAAAGTGTAACTGAATGGTTAGACGGCAAAGTAGAAGTAGTAGTTGAAGGTGAACTTCAAACTGCTGAAGCATTACTAGCCGCCAAAGATATCACAGATAGACTACAAGGCATGGTAGAAGATTTAGGCGAAATGCTTAACGAAGACTTACCACCATTAGGCGACAGCATAAATGACCAAATGGGCGAAGGCAAAGGCACACAGTATGTTGCTAGTGCAAGTGCTACAATCCAAGGTTTATTAGACGCAATGAAGGCTGCCAAGCAAGCACTAGATGATGCTAGTAAAGTATTAACTGGTGAAGGTCCTGAGCCAGCAATGGCCGGTGAGATGCCAGCAGAAGAAATGCCAGCAATGGAACCTGAAATGCCAGCAGAAGAGATGCCAGCAGAAGAGGAAGCGCCAGTCGGCAGAGAGATGCGCTAATGCGCATTTCAGAGTTGCATGAAAATGATCAGAAGCTGGTTGCAAAACTGGCTTCTGTTCTTGAGTTCTTAAAGGGTAGAGCAAGCGACCGCAACTTGCAACCAAATATTAGTGTAGACAGTTTAGTTAAAATGGTTGCTAATACTGGCACACACATTGATCCTTCTTCAATACAACCATTGTTTAATAATCCTACTATTAGAAACCTAATTAAAAACGTTGAAGGTAACATGATTACTTTGAACTTAGACGGTGGAATGTCCGAACTTCAACCAGGCGGCGGCAATATGCCACCAGAAGTTAAAGTTAACCAAATGGCTAAAAGGGCATTGAATCGTAGACAGTAATCTGTTATAATACAGACATGATTACATTCACACCTAAAGCATACGATCACTTTTACAAGTACGTAGGCGACAACAAAACATTACAAATAAGTTTCAAACAAGAAGGCTGTACAGGCTACAGTTATCAGCTTGACTGGTTAGATCAAGTACCAGAAGGATACAAGATCGACAAGCAAGGTGAGATTACATATACCTGGAAGCCCGAGCATGAGGACTGGCTTTCGGGCACAACAGTTGACATGCAAGTTAAAGGACTTAACAATAAACTAGTATTCCTAAATCCTAATGAAATAGCAAGTTGTGGATGTGGGGAAAGTGTTACTTTTAAATAAATACACTAAAGGATTACTAGCATGGCATTTTTACCTACATCAGCAAACGCACGTGAACAATCGCAAGGCAACGCCGTAGTTGCTGGAGAGATTGCAATCTTAACACAACGAGTACTAAGCGCAATTAGTTCAGGTGTATTCACTATAACTGCTACAAGTTCAACTACTGTTACTATTAACGGTACTACTATTACTGGTAGCGTAATGACCAATGCTGATTCAACTGGGCGAGCATACTATACAGCCTGGCAAGGTACAACAACTGACGCAGTAAAAACCGAGCAGATGGCAGAAGTCATCTCGCATTTTCAAAAACTAGGATATGATATTGTCCGCAAATCAACAACAGGTACTGAGCTTTATTGGCAAATTACCTGGTAATCAATGCTAACTGAACGATACGAATACAAAAAGATCAGTAGAACAAACATAGACGGAAAGAGACATTATAAAACACCAGAAGGTGATGCCGTTCCATCTGTTACTACTATACTCGATAAAACTAAACCTGCTGAAAAGATGCAGGCACTACTCAACTGGAAAAAACGTGTAGGCGAAGCCAAGGCTCAGCAGATTGTTACTGAAGCCGCTAACGTTGGTACCGTAATGCACAAGAAACTGGAAGAGTATTGTCTAGGCACACTAGACAAACCAGGTAGCAATCTAATACAACAACAAGCAGACAAGATGGCTCGTGTAGTAATTGACACTGGCTTAAAAGACATGAATGAGTGTTGGGGTGTTGAGGTTCCGTTATATTACTCAGGACTCTATGCAGGTACTACAGACTGCGTAGGTATGTTTAAAGGTGAGCCTGCTGTCTTGGATTTTAAGCAAACTAATAAACCTAAAAAGCGTGAATGGATTGAGGATTACTTCCTACAATTAAGTGCGTACATTTTAGCACACGACAAAATACACAACACTGAGATCAAACGTGGTGTAATCTTAATGTGTAGCAGAGACTTTAAATATCAACAATTTGAAATAGAAGGTGACGAGCTAGAGTTCTGGAAGAACAAATGGTGGGATAGAGTAGAGCAATTTTATAATAAATAAGTAAAATACATTAGTAAGGACTATAAACGTGGCGATTTTACAAATATCCCGAATACAACACAGACGTGGTACATCAGACAACTTACCACAACTATCAGCGGCTGAACTAGGTTGGTCAGTAGACAATAGAAAATTATACATTGGTAACGGTACACTTGAAGAAGGTGCGCCTATACTAGGCAACACAGAGATCCTTACAGAATTTAGTGATTTATTAAACACAAGTCAGGCTTACACATATAAAGGCGAGGCGGCTGGCTATACAGTAACAACAGGAACAAGTTCTAGTTCTCCTATCGAAAGAACACTACAACGTAAGTTTGATGACTTTGTTAATGTTAGAGATTTTGGTGCTGTGGGCGATGGAACCACAGACGACACAGCCGCTATTAACAGAGCGTTATACCAGTTATACTGTAGAGAAGTAAACGAAGAAATTCGCAGAGCTTTATACTTTCCAGCAGGCGTCTATAAAATTACAGGCGATGTTGTTAAGATTCCAACATACGCTAAAATTATTGGTGAAGGTGCAGACAGTACGTGTTTTAAACAGACCGATTCAGGCGAAAACTATGTGTTCAAAACTGCTGATAGTTTACAGCAAGTAGATGCTAGTATTGCAACAAACGCCGCTACTAGACCACAGTTTATCGAAGTATCAGGATGTACATTTTGGAACAGCACAACAAATCATGTCGGATTAATCAGTGCCGCACAGCATGTACACTTTGATGATGTTAAGTTCAAAGGCAACTTAACCTTGCCTACATCAGTATCTGATGCAAAAGCAAATATACACGTAGAATCGACAGCAATTTTAATCACAGAACATGTCACGTTCGATAACTGTTATTTTACAAACAACACATTTGCTGTTGAAATAGATTATAACTGTAGAAATGTAGTCATTCAAAACAGTTACTTTGATGAATTATACAAAGCAGTTAAGTTAGGCGAAAGTTTAACAGGCTCCTCACCGCAAGACGAAGGTCCACGTGGATTTAAAGTTACTGGTAGTTATTTTGATAGAATCGCTAACATGGCAATACACACATATTCTGCCATCAAGCATGTAGTATCTGCTTACAACTATTTCTATGAAGTAGGTAACGACTACAACGGCGCAGGCAATGAGTCTGCTCCAATTATATATTATGTAAGTGCTGGTAATTTTAGTATCGGTGATGCGTTTGAGCGTAATGACACAGACGACTTGAATCAACCTAGACTAAGCATTGATAACATTTCAAGTTATGGTATGATTGCCGACAACAGTATTCAGTACGGTGCGCATAGACAAGAAGCAGGCAAGGTAGTGACACTAACTGATAACACAGCAGTAGCCGCTTCTACAGGAATCACTTTATCAGACAGCAAATACACACATGGTGCTATTATTGATTATAGTATTGTGCGTGGAACAACATATAGAACAGGAACATTAAAAATAGGACACGGTACTAGTGTCGGTTACAGTGATGATTACTCAGAAGATTCATCAACAGGTGTAGCATTAACAGTTACGTTTGCAAGTAACACAAGTACCATTAACTATACAACAACATCAACTGGCAGTAATGCCACAATGAAATATTCAATTAGATACTTGTATTAATGATTTGGCAGTACCAAAAGTCTTCGGAGCGCATCCGTGAATGGGCCTCCTTTAGACATCAAATAGAAAACCTACCTTTTGAGCAAGCACTCAAGGACACATTAGAGTTGTGGTCCTATGCTCCTATTATCAACAGTTGGATGGATTATACTTCTACAGAGATGTGGCCAGACCCTTGGGAACTGCTAGAAGACTCTGGTTATGACGAGCTTGCAAAGTGTCTTGGAATCCTGTATACTTTGTACTTAAGTGGACATGATGAACATACATATAGTATCGAGATAGGTTTAGAGAATGGCGAGTATCGCTATATAGTGTCGATAGATGATGGAAAATATATACTTAATTACGAGTGGATGGAGATAGTAAATAAAAAACATGTCAGTCCTGAATTAAGAATTTTGTGCCATTACACACCACAGGATTTACAACTAGAACAATATACATAATGAGGCATCAATGAGCGAAATTTTAGTCACTAAAAGAGAAGGGCACAAGGAGCCCTTAAACCTTGAAAAGTTACACAAAGTTGTTTTTTGGGCAACACAAAACATTACTGGTGTTAGCGCAAGTGAAGTAGAGATACAATCAAGTTTACAATTTTACGACGGTATTAAAACATCAGACATTCAAGAGACACTTATTAAAAGTGCGGCAGATTTAATTAGTGAAGAGACCCCTAACTATCAGTATGTTGCTGGTAGACTAATTAACTATCATATTAGAAAACAAGTTTACAACGAGTATGAGCCTTGGCACCTAAAAAAGATTGTAGAGAAAAATGTAGAGCGTGGCTACTACGATAGTGCCTTACTAGAAGCATATAGTGACGAAGAATGGGACAAACTAAACAGTTACGTGAAACACGAACGTGACGAGAACTTTACTTACGTTGCTATGGAGCAATTTAGAGGCAAGTATCTTGTGCAAAATCGTGTTACTAAACAATTATACGAAACACCGCAAGTAGCATACATGTTGATTGCGGCAACACTATTCCAAAACTACGAAAAGGATAGGCTACAGTGGGTACACGATTACTACGACGCTATTAGTAATCATTTGATTAGTTTGCCTACTCCTGTAATGGCAGGTGTACGTACGCCACAAAAACAATTTAGTAGTTGCGTACTAGTGGAAACAGATGACAGTTTAGATAGCATCAATGCAACAGCAAGTTCTATTGTAAAGTATGTGTCACAAAAAGCAGGCATTGGTATCGGAGCAGGACGTATCCGTGCTATTAATTCGCCAGTGCGTAATGGCGATGCATATCACACAGGTGTTATCCCATTTTACAAACTATTTCAAGCGGCTGTTAAGTCATGTAGCCAAGGTGGTGTGCGTGGCGGAGCGGCAACACTATACTATCCTATCTGGCACTTGGAAGTAGAAGATTTATTGGTTTTAAAGAACAATAAGGGCACAGAGGACAATAGAGTACGTCACATGGATTATGGTGTCCAATTTAACAAATTAATGTACGAAAGACTCATCCAAGGTGGAGATATTACCCTATTTTCGCCCAATGATGTACCAGAAATGTACGAAGCATTCTTTACCAATGCAGACAAGTTTAAAGAGCTTTACGAGCAAGCAGAACGTAAAACAAGCATTCGCAAGAAGAAGATTAAAGCAATTGACTTGTTTACTGGCTTTATGCAGGAGCGTAAAGACACAGGGCGTGTTTACTTAATGAACGTTGACCATGCTAATACACATTCCCCGTTCAAGCAAGAAGTAGCACCTATCAAGCAAAGTAACTTATGTTGCGAGATTGATTTGCCTACTAAACCTCTTACAAGTTTTGATGATCCAGAAGGTAGAATAGCATTGTGTACACTGAGTGCTATTAACTGGGGTGCAATAAAATCTCCAGAAGAATTCGAGAAGCCTTGTAGACTAGCAGTACGAGGATTAGACGCTCTACTAAGTTATCAAGGGTATCCAGTTCGAGCGGCAGAAGAAGCCACACGTGAGTTCAGACCACTAGGTGTTGGCATTATTAACTTGGCTTATTGGCTAGCAAAGAACGACACAAGTTACAGTGATCCTAAAGCACTAGAACTTGTTGACCAGTATGCAGAAGCATGGAGTTACTATTTGATTAGAGCAAGTTTAGAACTTGCTAAAGAACAAGGTCCATGCGAGAAGTGGCAAGACTTAAAGTATGCAGATGGTATACTACCTATTGACACATACAAACGTGATGTTGATGAACTAGTAGCACCACAGCAGAGACAGTTTGACTGGGACTACTTACGTGAAGAGATTAAACAACACGGTATTAGAAACGCAACACTAATGGCATTGATGCCGGCAGAAACATCTGCACAAATTAGTAATGCTACAAATGGTGTTGAACCTCCACGTAGTTATGTTAGTGTTAAACAAAGTAAAGATGGCATACTCAAACAAGTGGTACCTGAGTATCGCAGACTTAAAAATAAATACGAATTGCTATGGGATCAAAGAGACCCAAGTGGTTACTTGAAGATCATGGCAGTTCTTCAGAAGTATATCGACCAAGGTATCAGCGTTAATACCAGTTACAATCCACAGTGGTACGAAGATGAAAAGATACCAATGAGTGACATGCTAAAGCATCTCATGATGTTTTACAAGTACGGTGGCAAGCAGTTGTACTATTTCAATACCTATGATGGACAGGGCGAGATAGATGTTAACAAACTAGAAGAACTACAACCAGGTGAAGTAGATGATGAAGCCTGCGAAAGTTGTGTAATATAGGATATAATAATGAGCGTCTTTAACATACAGAGTAAAGGTAACCACCTTAAGGCATTGGCCTTCCTAGATCCAAAAGGTGGTAGCGGAGTACAAAGGTATGACACAGTAAAGTACAGACAGTTCGAAAAACTTACAGACAAACAATTAGGCTTCTTTTGGAGACCAGAAGAAGTTGATGTTATGCGTGATGCCAAGGACTTTAAGGATCTTACAGCACACGAGCAACACATCTTTACCAGTAACTTAAAGAGACAGATCTTGTTAGATAGTGTACAAGGACGCTCACCTAACCTAGCATTTTTGCCACTAGCAACTATCCCAGAACTAGAAACTTGGATTGAGACTTGGGCATTTAACGAAACTATTCACAGTCGTAGTTACACACATATTATTCGTAATGTATATAGCGACCCTGCTAAAGTATTTGATGAACTAACAGACATCAAAGAGATTGTAAATTGTGCAGAGTCTATTACAGGACATTACGACGAACTTATTCATTACACACAAGCATATAACTTGTTTGGTGAAGGAAGTCACACAGCAAATGGCAAGCGTTTTGAAGTAAGCTCATACGAACTTAAGAAGCGACTATGGCTAGCTCTTAATAGTGTTAACGCACTAGAAGGTATTCGCTTTTATGTTTCATTTGCATGTAGTTGGGCATTTGCTGAACTTAAGAAGATGGAAGGCAACGCTAAAATTATTAAGTTTATTGCTCGTGATGAAAACGTACACCTAGCAAGTACACAGGCATTGTTAAAGTTACTACCAACAGATGACAAAGACTTTGCTAAAATTAAAGAAGAAACAAAAGAGCAAGTACAAGAAATATTTGAACGTGCTGTGGATCAAGAGAAAGCATGGGCAGAGTACTTGTTCAAAGACGGATCAATGATTGGTCTCAACAAGCAACTACTTACAGACTATGTTGAATGGCTAGCCAATAAGCGTATGACTGCTATTGGTTTAGATTCTCCATACAAAGTAGGACAAAGTAATCCTCTACCTTGGACACAAAAGTGGATTGCTGGAGCAGAGGTGCAAGTAGCACCACAAGAAGTAGAACTAAGCAGTTATGTCATTGGCGGCACAAAACAAGATGTTAACGAGGAGACCTTTAAGGGCATGACTTTGTGAAAGTCGCTCGAGCATTATTTGTTGCCCACTATAGAATACCGCATACTTGTTTAAGTTTACAGTTTGACCACTATATCCAGGGTATAGACGAAACGTACATATTCACTAATTGTGAAAATACAGATGACAATCCATTCTTAGATAGAGTTTTATCTAAGTATCTCGACACAAGCCAGTACAAGTATGTGTTTGACGGTGAAATGGATAGTCTATATCCTAGTGTGCGTAACTGGTGGATCCCAGGGGACTATCGCAATAGTTGGTTGTATCAACAAGCACTTAAGTTAGCAAGTCTAGATTACATAGACGCAGATGTAATCCTAATACAAGACCCTGATACATTTTGCATAAACCCATACAACTTATGGGAAGGTGACTTACTCAAGTATTTTATTCTACCTAACGAAACACATAGTCCTGCATATTATCAAACACTGGTTAACGCATTAGGTATAGAGCGACAAGTACCACACAGTTTTGTTACAGAGTTTATGCCTGTGTACAAAGAGGACTGGCTCAGTCTCAAACATGCTCTTATTGAAAGAAATAACTGCGACCCTTTCGATGCGATAATTAATAATGTACCTGAGGATCCAGACAGTGTTCCTACTCCAAATATTAAATGGTTTAGCGAGTATGAGCTACTGGGTAATTGGATTATGACGCAACGTGATGTTGCTCTTATGGAACAAAAGCGTTATACTTACACACATATCGACAATATTGCTGATTGCTCAGCAGATGAATACAACTGTATATGTGATGCATGTCCTAATTTAGAGGACAGCATTGTGTTCGATAACAACGAAGAAGTCATTACAAACTTTGATGAAGTATTTGAAAAGGTGAAAAAATTCTTATGATTACAATATATACAAAAGACCATTGCCCTTTTTGCCAACATGCAAAAATTTGGTTAGATAAGGCTGGTATCGAATTCGAAGAAAAGAATATTACAACTAGCCAAGAACTACGTACTTGGTTAAAAGAGCAAGGACATAAAACTGTACCGCAGTTATACGTAAACGACTCGTTACTAGTGGAAGGTGGCTATCAAGGACTTGCAAAATTAGATGAAAACACTGTCAAACAGAGAATCGAGGAACTAAATGCTAATTAACAAACCACAGTATGACAAAGGCGATATTGTAACTTTCATGTTAGTAACAGGACAGGAGTGCATCGCTAGAATTCAAGAATGTCAAGAAGAAGGTTACCTAGTAGAGAAACCTTTAAGTTTGATGCCAAGTCAACAAGGCATGGCTTTGATCCCAATGGGCATGACAGCACAAATAAATACAGTAGTGCTAAAGAATCAGCATATTGTGTTTCACGGTATTACTGCCAAAGAAGCGGCTGACAGTTATATCCAAGGCACATCAGGTATACAAATAGCCAAGGGAGACTTAAATGCCACCAACATCCAGACGAACTGACATTAACACACATGGCGGTACTATTGTAGGTGCCGTAATCGAATCTGTAATCGTAGAAGGTCAGGCATGTGCTGTTATTGGATCCACTTTAACTCCAGATTCTCTATGTCCACCGATCGGTGGACCACATTGTGGCCCGGTAGTTGTAGCAGGCAGTGGATCAGTAAATGCTGGTGGTATTCCTGTAACAAGAATTGGTGATGCAAACAACTGCGGAGCAACTAACGCAACAGGCGCTGGCTCAGTAATTACAGGCGGGTAAATGTCTCAACCTAGTACACTTACAGCAATTAAAGGACTATTAGCCAACGACGGATTGGATAACGTCTTTGTGGACACACTATTTGCTGACTTGTACAATGTTAATATTATCAGTAAAGCACAAACAGCAATAACTGACGTAGGCAGTTCTATTGACGACATCGGTAACGATATCTTTCCAGGAGTAGTAGGCAATGTACCTACAGCATACACAACAGTTACACCAACTAGTAGTTTAAGGTCAGCCTATTATACCTATGCTAGAGCATTATTTGGTGCAGGTGATATAGCAAGATTTACAACTTATTTTTTACAAGCATTTGGTTATGCTCAGTTGGCACATGGACTAATGGCAGACGTTGCTAATAAAAACTCAACAAACTTGTCAGACTATGGCGCAAATGTAAAAAATCAAAGTGATATTAGTACCGGCGGAATTACAGGATATTTGACTACTAATTCTTCAGAAAATTTAACTAAGTTAGGCGATGACTTTATTGACTTAGGAACTATATTTGATTATGAGAATTTAGAAATATACGGAACTGCTAGAGGCCTTGTTAAAGTAATACTAGACGCAGAATTAAATCTAAGCACTA